AGTCGATAGTTCAGAATGGCTGAGTTGATCTGCGCGGAAATTACCTGGTTTTGATCCCGAGGATTCTCGGCACGAATGATAGCAATTTGTTGAGTAGAGAAGAGCGCGGTAGCGATGGCTGCTTCCTGGCTCTTGGTCATCGAGCGTGTCTTTGGCCGAAACACTTTTGACCGCTTTATGTTTTTGGCAGCTACGGCTGCGCCGGGGGCGTGCTCGCTGTTGAAGTGCGCGAGGTTCGTCTCCCACTTGTTTGTGATGTTGGAGTCAATGTAGCTCTGTGAAGTGTTGTAGATCTCGTGCGCTTTTTGAAGAAGCCATGAGTCAGTCCACTGGCTGGGGGAGGATTGCTGTTCTGAGTCTTCGTCGCCGTTAGACGCCATGCCAGAATCAGCTGAGGTCATCGGCGGGTTCGCACCGGGCGGCAAGTCCGCAGGCGTGCGCGTGTAGTCCGGCGACGGGTCACCTGATCGGTTGTTTTCTAAAAACTCCAGATTGTCCCGCATTATTTCTTAACCCTCAGTTCCTCTGGGGCAATCAGATCTGGTGTAACAACATCATCACGCAAATTGCGCGGTAGATCTTCTAGCAGCTCTGGATTGAATTTCTTACTCGTAGGCAGTCCTGCTCGTTCGAGAATCTCCCCTCCGACCTTGAACATCATGCCTCGAAGCTCTGTCATAGGCCGTGTAAGGTGAAGTAAATACCCCTTATCCTTTGATATGTCCAGCTCCATGACAGCACAGATGCCATTTGATGCGTCCACAGCGACCGCCCAGTTACGCCTCGGATAGTGCTGATGAAGCACTGAAGCCAGCTCTTTTCCGATGGCCATCTCCAATTGAGCGACCGAAACATCCTCGATATCGCCGGTCTGGATCTGGTTGTAGTCTACGTTCGGTTCACTCATTTATTTTCTCTCAATTGGTGGGTGTAACCGGAATCGAACCGGTAAACCGCAAGATCTCTGGTCTTACGTGCATTTCCAATCTGCCTTACACCCGTCATGCTGCCTCTACTTCAGGCTCGAACGAATCGTCCGGCTCGAAACTCTGCTCGCGGCTACCGGTCACGATCTCCGCAAACGTATAAGCGAGCGCATCGCCTTCGTCCGGACTGCTTAAGCCACGGGCTTTCATATCCTGTTTCCGTTCCAGCCGTATGCGCTCTTTCTCGTCAAACCCATACTCGATGCCGATAAGCGCATTCTTGAGATCTGGGTCACTGGGGATGTCGGCACCATTGAGCAACCAGCCCTTCATGCGCCCCCACATCTCCGCTCGTTTGTTGTAATACGTTTGATCGTCTTCTGGCTTCAAGCCAGCGTTCACTTCAAATACTTCGTGGCCCAACATCCGCAGCCGGTCAACTACGCCTGCACCAACGCCCACCACATCGCAAAAGACTGCGTGCGGTTTAGTGTCACGAATGAGTGTCGAGCATTCGGTGGCCAGCTGCATGGTGTTGAGTTCTCGGAACTTCCATACGCGCAGAACTTTACGACCCTGGCGCAGCACGACTACCGATTTATCGTCACCGAACCGTGCTACGTCGATAGCCATCACGAGCGGCATTGTCATATGCGCCTCGTACTCCACCTGGTTCGCCATTGCGAAGTCCACCAGGTCAGACGGAATAAACTGCACGCTACCTGCACGCGGGAATTCACCTTTGATACGCACACGCGCGAAGTCAGAATCCTCGCCGTAAGTGTTGATCCACTCGTCGAGTTCTTTCTTGTTGGTCATCTTGCAGGTGCGGCTGTCGATCTGCTGGGTATGCCAGCGATGTGCATCGTCCTGGAAGCACTGTCGGAATCTACCTGTGTTCTTAGTGGGGTTCCCGTAGACGAACCACATAGCTCGTGGCGTAGTCATGGCACCCTCAGATACTTCCCAGATCACATCAGGAATACCGGATGCTTCATCGTACAGAAGTAGGACGTGACGTGCGTGCAAACCGGCAAACGCTTCCGAATTGTGCTCGGTATTCGGGATCGCCGCGCAGAACCATGTCTCCGGATGCTCCACGTGAAAGAACTTCGTCGCTGTCCACTTGAACCAGTGTGAATTGATCGCACGCTTGTGCCATAGGGCAAGTTCTCGCCAGGTCTTGGTCGAAAGCTGCGTCGTCGTGTTTGCTGTGATAACACCGTTTAGGTGTGGTCGTGTAGACATCGCCCACAGGATTACCCATGCGACCTCCGCTGATTTTCCAATACCGTGCCCGGACGCCACCGCTTCACGGATGGTGACTTCGGGATCCTCTTTGAACTTTTCACCGACGCGCATGAGCTGCTCGGCTTGCCACTTATCCGGGCCGTCAAACTCAGCCAGGTCACCCTGCCCCCAGGGAAACGCATAGCAGACAAACCCGAACGGATCGTCGTAGAACTCGGAAATATCATTCGCGAGTTCCATCTCATATTCTGACTGGCTAAGTGCTGGCATCGCCTACCGCCTTACGGAACATCGCTTCTTTACGTGTTCGCGCTTCTTCAAGCCGTGCTGCATGGTCCACCACCATGTCTACCTTCGCGTCGATGGTCTGGTGGTCGCCATAGACCTCTTTCAGCAACTTCCCGGCCAACCACTTGCGATTGTCTGTCCGTAGCCGTGCGCGCTGCACAGCGGCCGTGTTGGGCTTGTCACCGCCGCGCGCGTCCTCACCCATGTCATTGGTGGTGTCGTCAGACAGCTCTATGATTTCGTCAACCATGCCCTCCGCTGCGATCCGGCGAGCCTTCATGTACATCTCATTCACGTAGTCATCGCGCAGCCGTAGCGCATGAAACGACGCCGGTAGGAACACTTCGTCTTCCCCGACATCGGCCAGCTTGTCGCCTGTTGCAACTCGCACACAGATCCGCTCGATCAGATCCTCTGGCCAGTTACGGCTGTCCCAGTCTGCTCGGGCCATGATCATCTGCTCACGCGCGGCGTTGTCATCCCGCATGATGGCTCTAAATACCGTCATCCGTATGTCGCACGACTGCAACGATTTATCGAGCTTTACGCCTTCTGCGGTGTATTGGCACAGCCGGTCCCACATACCACGGGTAACCTTCTGATAGATAACCTGCTCTGGATCTGTGCGCTTTGCGTTTGGCGCGAATGACGGTAGCTGACCTTGCTCCATTACTGCTTCACTCATAACGTGGCCACCTCTGCTAAGAATACCGTAGCAATATCTGACAACTCAGATGGGGTTAATACATTCTCACCGACGCGACACATCGAGATGTAGCCGTCGAACCAGCCGGATGCGCCACCAGACGACCCGTGTCGTGACCCCAGTGAATGGCTGTCTACGCCGAAGCCGCCAGTGTTGGACAGCGAGGCGAACCACGTATCCACACTCTGCGTGCCCTGTACTGTGTTCGTTATCTCGGTTGCATTAAATGGGTAGTAGTTGTCGTCCACCTGCCAGTAGATACCGCCACCGTCAGCAGGCTGCACGGCGATCATGATGTGCCAATTGCCATCGAGCAGGTCTACTTCACCCCTTGGGTCAACTTGGCAATTCAAGCTGTTAGCGCCACCTGATACTGAAAACTGTACGTCCAATGTGCCGTCAATGCGTATGCGCGGTGCCGCAATAACACCGCCACCTGTACCGCCTGTGTCAAAGAAATAAGCATTCGCTAGTGGTGTGGTGTCAACCACCCTAAAGATAACCGCGCAGTAGCCTTGCGTAACTTCTATACGGTCACCGTTGGTCGCGTTGAAACTGTCGAGATCGGCGGCTGTAAACAGGATCGATTTAGCGGCTGGTGAATGGCCTGGTTGACGGTATGCCGGTGTGCCGTCTGTGGTGGTGGTAGCCCATGTCATATCACCAAGGTTTTGCGGCTGTCCAGCGAGTGTGTTGAGCTGCAATGCAAGATCAGGGACAAAGTCGTCACCTGAATCAAGCTCGTTAAATTTGCCATAAGTCGTCTGCGGCACAGTGCCGAGGTAGAACTCTATCGACTCCCAGATCTCAAGCAGATCCGCGTTAGACACCAGCACGCCATCGATGACCAACAGCTCGTCTAAGAAACCCACCATCGGTGTGTAATTACCTGAGCCTGAACGCGCGCCGATAGTTATGAAATCGCTACCATTAGCGAGACTGTCGAACCAGTAGTCATCATCTGGTGAGGCACCTACTTGGCTGTTTGTCAGATCGCCAGTGTATTCGATGCCGTCGATGACCACTTGAGGACCGCTTGCGTCACCGGGCTGACGTATCGCGAACATGTGAAACTTGTCATCATTAACCACTTTACTGGTTTTTGGCACGGTCCATGTTTTGGAGTCTGAGCCACTGTTCTGAAGTTTTATGTCCACCCGCCCCTGGGAATCTACTTGCAGAACGATACTGTTAGCTTCACCGGTCGTGCCGTTGTGGAATGTGACGATGTTTGTGTCAGCGGGATTTCCCACCCTCGCGATGACGATAAACGTGCCGGTAGCAGAAGCGGCACCGCCTAGCTGAGTTTGCACACCATCTCCACGTATGCGTCCGCCCCCGGTCAGCTCAAAGCTGGTGGCTTCCTCCTGAATTGCAAAAATCCCTGAGTCATAGACACCTGCACTGAGGTCTGAAAGCGTGCCGGTTTCTGAACCAGAGTTAGCAAAAGTGCCCGACAACTCATCAAATTTGTACCAGAGATCCGCATTAAGCGCGTCCAGTAGCACTGACGCGTCGTCCGGCAACGCAAGACCAGCTACCTCGATGTCTATCAACGCTGAGACTGTGCTCAAACCATTCTGGTCTGTCGCTCGCACAGCAAACTCGTATGGCGAGAGCAGCGCAGCCCCTGCCAGTGCTGTGCCCGATAAAAGTCCTGTATTAGAAAGCGTCAGCCCCGGTGGCAATGTACCCGCTGCAAGTGACCACACGAGCGGTGTGAAAGTGGTGGTGCCCTCAAACTGATACGTGTACCCGGCCTCCTCTTCATTCGTATCGGGCGGAACTGCTGCGGTGATCACAGGCGCT